TGGAACCGAACCTTCTTATGGAACTGAGGTATAAATAAGTTCAGAAAACTCTAACCAAAATGGCGGTTCAAAGGATATCAAGATCATTTAAAGATATTAGTTTATCCTTTGAACCACATCCTGTGACAAAGGACTTACCAATCCTTAAAAATGAGAATGCAATTAGAAGATCTGTACGAAATTTGGTAGAAACCATACCAACTGAGAGATTTTTTAACTCTCTTCTTGGTTCTGAAGTTCGTTCAAGTTTATTTGAGTTTGTTGATTTTGGTACTGCTTCGGTAATTCAGCAACAAATTGAGATTACGATTGAAAATTTTGAACCAAGAGTTGAAAATCTTCAGGTTCTCGTTGATCCTCGTCCAGACTTAAACGAATTTGAGGTTACTGTAATATTTGATATTGTGGGTCAGGAGTTTCCGACACAAGAATATTCGTTCCTACTAGAGGCAGCAAGATAATATGCCTTTTACTAAGTTTACAAATCTAGATTTTGATCAGATAAAGACCTCAATCAAGGACTATCTTCGTGCTAACAGCACATTTAGTGACTTTGATTTTGAGGGATCAAACTTTTCTGTACTAATTGATACATTAGCATATAACACTTATATTACGGCATTTAACTCCAACATGATTGTTAATGAGTCCTTCCTGGACTCGGCAACACTCCGTGAGAATGTCGTTTCTTTAGCAAGAAATATTGGTTATACACCACGCTCTAGAACCGCAGCAAGGGCGACGATATCCTTTACTGTATCAACTAGCGAAAACACACCTACACTGACCTTACAGAGGGGTTTGGTGTGCGTAGGGAATGCAAATGATACTACCTATACATTCTCCATACCAGAAAACATAACCGCGACTGTAGTTGATGGTGTGGCATCCTTTAGCAACATAGACGTTTATCAAGGAACATATCTAACAAAAAGATTTGATTATGATGGATCTTTAGACCAAAGATTTATTCTCGATAACTCTTTTATCGATACCTCAACATTATCGGTTTATGTTAGAAAAACAACAGAAAGTGGATTGGGTATTGAGTATGCCGGAATAGACAATATTTTACAAACTGATGGAAATTCTAGAATTTATATTCTGCAAGAAGTTCAAGATGAAAAATATGAGATAAGATTTGGCGATGGAATAATTGGAAAAAAACTTGGAGATCAAGTTGGTGGTGATGGAACTGTTATAACCGCAAATTATATTATTTCTGATGGTGAAGATGGAAATGGTGCCAGCGTCTTTTCTTTCTCGGGAAGCATTGTAACTGCCTCTAACACTCTGATTAATCCTGGAAATATTACAATAACGACAAACCAGGCATCTCAAAATGGTTCTAGTATTGAACCGATTAATTCTATCAAATACTATGCACCAAGAATGTATTCGGCACAAAACAGAGCCGTTACTTCACGCGATTATGAAGCTATCATAAAAAGAATATATCCAGAAACTGAATCCGTCGCTGTTGTTGGTGGAGAAGAATTAGATCCGCCAGAGTATGGAAATGTTTTATTGAGTATTAAACCAAAGAACGGAAGTTTTGTCTCTGATTTTAATAAGTCAAGAATATTAAGTCAGTTAAAACAATACACTGTTTCTGGTATCAATCCAAGAATAGTAGATCTTAAGATTCTTTATGTTGAGATAGATTCATCAGTCTATTATAATAGCACGCAAGTTTCTAGTGCGGATTCATTAAAAACGAGAGTATTAAATGGTTTGACAAAGTACTCAGAATCATTAGATCTTAATAAGTTTGGTGGTAGATTCAAATATAGTAAGGTTCTCAGAGTAATTGATGATACTGATACTGCAATCACTTCTAACATTACTAAAGTTAAAATAAGGAGAGATCTAAAGGCATCTTTAAATCAATTTGCCCAATATGAATTATGCTTTGGAAATAGATTTCATGTAAATCCTACCGGACTTAATATCAAATCCACAGGATTTAAAATTTCTGGCGAATCTTCCACAGTATATCTTACAGATACTCCCACAATTGCTTCTGGTGGAAGGGATATAACAAATGTTAGTGATGCTGGAAATCTATTTTTAACCAGACCAACTAATCTTAATGTGAAGACGGGTGTTATTTCTGTAGTTAAAATGGATAGCACTGGCAATAGAACCACTGTTATTAAAGATGCTGGAACAGTTGACTATGAAAAAGGTGAGATTATTCTCAGTACAATCAATATAACATCCACTACTAAAGAAAACGGAATCATTGAGATACAAGCATTCCCAGAATCTAATGATGTTGTGGGATTAACAGATTTGTACCTATCTTTTGATGTTTCAAAAAGCACAATAAATATGGTAAGAGATGTGATTGCCTCTGGCGATGAAATAACAGGAAATGTATTCACTAGAGATTATTATACATCAAGTTACTCAAACGGGAATTTAGCAAGAAACTAATATGATACAGACTGGATTTGATTCTAGAGTTAAAGTTCAGCAAATTATTGAGAGCCAACTTCCAAGTTTTATATTGGAAGAATCTCCAAATGCGTCTGAGTTTTTAAAGCAATATTATATTTCTCAGGAATATCAAGGCGGATCAATAGATATTGCCGAAAATTTAGATCAATATCTTAAGATAGAAAATCTTACACCAGAAGTAGTAGTAGACAGCTCTATATTATCTTCCAGCATCTCATCTTCTGATAGTGAAATACAAGTATCAAGTACTAAAGGATTTCCAAAAAAATATGGATTATTGAAGATTGATGAAGAGATTATTACGTATACGGGAATAAGTGGAAATACTTTTACTGGATGTATTCGTGGATTCAGTGGAATTACTAGTTACCACCAAGATTTAAATCAAGAAGAACTAACTTTTACATCATCTTCTGCAGCATCGCACGCTTCAAATTCTAGTGTCCAAAATCTAAGTTCACTATTTTTAAAAGAGTTCTATCAAAAATTAAAGTATACCATTGCACCAGGTCTTGAGAAAACTGACTTTGCATCAGAATTAAATGTAGGAAATTTTTTAAAGGAATTAAATTCTTTTTACAAAGCAAAAGGCACTGATGAATCGTTTAGAATTTTATTTAATGTTTTGTATAATGAAAATCCAAAGATTGTAAATTTAGAAGAATTTTTAATCAAACCTTCATCATCAAAATATGAGAGACAAGAAGTAGTAATTGTAGAAGTAATATCTGGTGATAACCCCCTTAATCTTCTGGGGCAAACCGTAAAAAAATCAACAGATGATAGTACTAGTGCTTCAGTTTCATCCATAGAACCTTTTAATAGAAATTCTGAACAATATTATAAATTATATTTGTTTGTGGGGAACAATGAATTTTCCGCTATTGAAGGAAATTTCTCAATCACTCCAAATACAAAAACTGTTAGTGCATCATCAGTATCTTCGTCAGTAATTACAGTCGATTCCACTTTAGGATTTCCACAGAGTGGCACATTAGTATCTGGAAACAATACTATCACTTACACCGACAAATCAATTAATCAATTTTTAGGATGTTCTGGCATTAATGAGAATATATCAAAAAATTCGTTAGTCAGAAATACAGACACCTACTTTGGTTATGAAGATGGTGATACTACCAAAAAAGTAGAATTTAGAATTCTGGGAGTATTATCCGATTTTGTACCAACATCGGAGGATATTAATGTTTCTGAAGGTGATATTATAACAATTAAAAATGTTGGCGATTTAATCAAAAACCCACAAAACAAAACCTATAAAGAAGTATTTGCAAATTCGTGGATATATAACACTTCTGCTAGGTACAAGGTATCTGAAATAGGATCAAATTATGTATTGGGAAGTAGCATTGACAGATCCAGTTTAAAGGTTGGAGACAGAGTAGAACTCTTAGAAAGAGATACAGAAATTTTAGCACCTGAGAACAACAACCCACATATTAGTCAAATTATTTCAGATAATACTGTAAAGATAGAGGGATCTTTTACAGTTGATTCCAGCAAAGTATATGATTTAAGAAGAAAGACTAACTTTGCTAGTAGTTCTGGTGTTTCTATTGAATATGGAAATGATGCGATTACTTCAGACATACAAAATCTCTATACAGATGGTGAAGATTTCTCATATGTCGCATCCAATTCTTTACCATCATCAAACATTTCAGGATTTTCCTATCCATACAGATACACAATAACGAGCAACATTAAAAGTGCTGGAATATCTTCGGAAAGTAATCTTTTTGATGCAGATTCAGATGGTAATTATAGTACAATAGGTTTTTCAGATTCTGCACCATTCTTAACAGGGGACAGGATTTATTATCAACCAAATTCAACACCACTTGTTGGTTTGGATACTGGTAGCTATTATGTTGAAGTACTTCCATCAAATAATAAAAGAATTCGTTTATATTCTTCGAGTTCATTTATAGGTGGATCTTCTTTCTTAAAATTTAGTGTTCCAGATTCTGGACTTGATCTTCAAACGTTTACATTATATTCACAAAGATCATCTGAAATTGGTATTCAGAAAACACTTAAAAAATTCCCATTGAAGTCAAAAATAAGAAATCCTGGAAAAGAAACAATTCCTGGAACAACAGGAATGTTGATCAATGGTGTGGAAATTGGAAACTATAAGTCTTTAGATAAAGTTTACTATGGTCCTTTAAAATCAATAGATGTATTGAGTGGTGGAGAAAATTATGATGTTATTAATTTGCCAACAATATCAATTTCTTCAGGATCTTCCAGTGCATTAGCACAACCAGTAATAAGTGGATCCATTAAAGAAGTTTATATAGATTCTCAAAATTATGATATAGACAAAGTTGTTTCAGTTGATATCTCTGGTGGAAATGGTTCTGGTGCAATATTAGAACCAGTAGTCATTAAAAGATCTAGAGACATAACTTTTGATGGAAGAACGTTAGAAACTGGTGGTGGAATTAGTACAACAGGAAATAGAATTACATTTTTAAATGACCACAACTTAAACAATGGAGAGCAAGTAGTATATAACTCAAATGGAAATTTTCAAGTTGTAATTGGAATAGGAACGTCCACATTAATAAACAATGCGTCTTATTTTGTAAAAGTTGAAAATAATAATACCGTTAGATTGTTTGAATCATTGACAGATTATAATTCAGATTCAAATTCTGTTGGATTTTCTACTGGAACTCAAGGGATACACAAGTTCAGCACTGTAACTCCAAAAAATACAATATCTTCTATAAAGATAATTGATGGTGGTAGTGGATATACTAACAGAAAATTAATTGTTAAAGGTTCCGGAATATCTACAATTAATAATTCGGTTAATTTTGCAAATCATGGATTTAATACTGGAGATCTTGTAACCTATGATTATGAAACTAGTGGTATATCTGGTCTGTCAACATCAAATCAATATTACATTTTAAAAGTTGATGATGATTCTTTTAGAATTTGTAATGCTGGAGTTGGTGGAACTAGTACATCAGACTTTAATAGAGAAAACTATGCAAAATTCTCTGATACTGGATCTGGATATCAATACTTTGCTTATCCTTCAATTTCCGTTACCGTAAAATATAATCCAGTTGGTTTTGGAACCAGTACTCAAACTTACCAAGAGATCGTTACAACACCAATTATCAGAGGATCTATAGAGAATGTTTATCTCTATGAAAATGGAACTGGGTATGGTTCTACGATTTTAAATTATGAGGATACTCCATCATTAACAATTAAAAATGGTAAAAATTCTTCATTGATACCAAATGTTGTTAATGGTCAAATTGTTTCTGTAAACATACAATATGGTGGAGAAGAATACTACTCTCTTCCAGATTTAATTGTAAATGATTTGAGTGGATCTGGATCTGGTGCAAAACTTAGACCAGTCATCACTAATGGAAAGATAACTGATGTTATTGTAGTAAGTACTGGTATTGGTTATTCAAGTACTGACACCTCCATTTTGGTAAAAGCGGCTGGAATCAACGCAGTTCTGTCTCCAAAAATTAGAGATCTTACAGTAAATAATAATTATAAATTTGGTAATGAAATATTATTAGAATCTAACAATAAGTTAAAGTACACAGTATCTGGTTATTTTGACGGTTTAAGAAATTCATTCGGAGAAAGTTCTGGAAATATATCGGGAATTATTGGATGGGCATATGATGGGAATCCAATTTATGGTCCTTTTGGATACTCGGATCCTGAAAACATTTCATCGTCAATAGCAAGGTTATCATCAGGGTATACTTTAGATACATCATATGTTGATAGACCCTCTGGTTTTACATCTGGATTTTTTGTAGAGGACTACAGATTTACAAATTCTGGGAATCTGGATCAATATAATGGAAGATTTGGTAAGACTCCAGAATTTCCAAACGGCGTTTATGCATATTTTGCATCAATTAATGCATCTGGTACTCCAACATTCCCATACTTTATTGGAAATTCATACAAATCTCAGACATTAGATGAGAATACAACATTAGATCAAACATTTGATTTTACTAATACTAATTTACTAAGAAATACTTTACCATATAAAGTTTCAGACAATAATGCGGGATATGATTTTATTTCGGAAATAGATGACATCACTCGTCAGAAAATTGTAGTTGAGTCTGTTACACGAGGTGGTGTGGAAAGTTTTGTTATAAAAAATGCGGGAACGGGATATAAAGTTAATGATATTCTCAATTTTGATAACTCTGGTACAGATGGTGGCGGAGCTTACTCGTCCATTTCTTTTGTTGAAGGTAAGGAGATAACAGAAATAAACACAACAGTGAGTACATATGAAGATTCAGTATTCACTTGGGTTGATGGATCTAAGATAAAAGTAACAATTTCTCCAAACCACACTTTAAATGATAATGATTATGTTTCTATTTCTGGTTTCTCTACAAGTTTATCCTCACTAAATGGAGTTCATAAAATAAATGTAGATGTTAAGAATTCTGTTGCTATTTCTTCAATTCCATCTACTGCAAGTATTGGTGGAACTGAAATTTATGTCTCAAGAATTCCTGAAAATATTTCAGTGGGAAGTAGCATTGGAATAGGATCTGAAACTTTAAAGGTTTTGGGTCTATTTAAGAATCAGAATATCATAAGAGTTGAGAGGGGGTTGACAGGAACATCACACAATGAAAATTCTTCCATATCATTCCTCCCAGATTCATTTACGATTGATAGTCAAGTTGATTTCTTTGATTCAAAAGTAAACGATAAAGTTTTCTTCAATCCAACAGAATCTGTCGGATTTGGAACAACACCAGGTCAGTATCACTTATCAACCTTTGATTTTGGTGATAAATCTGGAGTTACTAGAGGGATACCTAGTAAGTCAATATACCTTGAAAACCATCCTTTTAAAAATAACCAGAGGATCACATACACCACTAATGGAACTAATATTTTAATTTCCACCGACGGTGTAAACACAAGCAATTTGCCATCCGATCTTTTTGTAATTAATAAAGGATCCAATCTAATTGGATTAAAAACTAGTTTAAATTCTAGTGAATTATTCTATCATAGTGGTGGTGATGATGATGATTTATATTCTTTTGAGTCATCTTACAGTCAAATAACTGGAAAAGTTGAAAAAATAAAAGCAACTGTTTCAGTATCAACTTCACATCAGATGTCAGTAAATGATGTTGTAGAACTTACTGTAAATCCAAATCTTTCGGTAGGAATAGGTACGTCAACGTCGGTAAGAGTTTCTAGAAATAGTGTGACCGAAAAATTATTGATAAATCCAATTGGATTTAGTTCTACAGGAGTTAATACTAATACAAATACAATTACGGTTAATAACCACCAATTAGATACTGGAGACAAAATTCATTATTCTTCAGATTCAGTAGCATCTGGATTATCAACAGGCAGTTACTATGTGTTTAAAATTGATTCTAATACCGTAAAACTTTGTGAAACGTATAAAGATTCTTTATCAATACCTCCAGTTTCTGTAAGTATTGCAAGCACCGGCGGTGAATCACAATTTTTATCTTTAATTAATCCAAAGATTGAAACAGTAAAAAATAATAATTTAGTATTTGATTTATCAGACTCTTCTCTGTCAGGGTATGACTTTAAAATTTATAGAGATAATCAATTTAAAGATGAATTTGTCTCTACTGCATCTACATCATCATTTAATTTGGGATATGGAACAACCATTGGAACAGTTGGAGCTGCATTGACAATTTCTTATGACTCCAGTTTACCAAAAACTCTTTACTATAATATAGAAAAGTCTGGATTTATAAGCACTGCCGATACTGATGTAAAAAATTACTCTGAAATAGTACTAGTTGATAGTTTATATAATGGAAAATATAATGTTGTAGCGGTAGCAGCAACTACATTTGATATTGTTTTAGAAGAAGTTCCAGAGAATCTATCATACACTAAAAATAACTGCGATGTATTAAAGTATATTACGTCATCTACAACATCTACTGGAGGAATAGGGAAACTAAACTTAATATCTAATGGATATGGTTATAAGAACTTACCAATTGTAGATGGAATTTTGACACAAAATGGAAAGGATTCCTACGTTCTTGCAAAATCTAATAGTGTAGGTAATGTAAATCAGATTAGAATTAAAAACGAAGAATTTGAATATTCATTTGATCCCACATTAAATCCAACTGCATTTGTTTCTCCTAATATTATTTTAAATAATTCAAACACTTTAGAATCTATTACCGTCAATAACGGTGGAAGAGGATACACAGAATCTCCAGATGTTGTAATTGTTAATTCATCTACGGGAGAAAAAATTGATTCTGGATTATTAACCGCAAACTTGGTTGGCGAATCTGTAAATTCTATAACAATAGAAGAAAATCCAAAAGGACTTCCCGAAGACTCTGTTAGATTATTTACTATTAATAATACAAATGGTATAAGTGTTCAAAGAGTAGAATCCAATTCTACTGGCATATTTACTTGCTCTATAACAGTACCACCTCTTGGTTTTTCCACATATCCATTTGCTGCTGGAGATCAAGTTTTTGTTGAGGGAATACAAAAATTTAGTTCAAGTGGTTCTGGTTTTAATTCTGAAGATTATGGATATGTTTTATTCTCTGTGGATTCTTATATAGAATCATCTCCATATCATAAGGTTGTTTTTGATCTTTCTAGTGTATCTAATGGCGGATTAACAACTAATACTGGAATTGCTAAAACCATCCAGGATGGATTTGCGACTTTAATACACGAAGATGAATATCCAACGTTTGATATAACACAAAGAAGATTGAATTTCAGTATTGGTGAGCAGATTGTCTCTAATAACATTGTAAGAGATTTGTTTGTTTCGGATTATGATGGAACTATTCTTAAGGTATTTGGTACTTACGATCTAAGTTTAAATGAAGTTATAATTGGTAAAGAATCAGGAACAGTAGCAACTGTCAATGAAATTGGCATTAACTCTGGAACATTTAAAATTGGATATTCAATACCACAAAATATTGGATGGATTGACGAAGTTGGAAAACTAAATTATGACAATCAAGTTACTCCAGATAATGACTACTATCAAAATCTTTCATATTCAATACAGAGCACTAAGGAATATAGTGAAATCCAATCCAAAATTAAACCATTACTACACACTAGTGGATTAAAGGATTTTGCAGATACTGGTATTACCTCAACAACAGACGCATCAGATCTTGTAGGAACTGATGAAACAATAGTTGTTCGTGATTTTATAGATGATCTTAGAGTAGATACAATTTACGATTTTGATTTGGTTCAGGATATTGACATTGATTCGGCAACAGGAAATTCAAAATATCTAAAATTAAAAAATACAAAACTTACAGATTATATCAAAAATATTGGTAATGATGTTTTATCCATTGATGATATAAGTGATCGTTTCTCAAATTCAGAAAGTAACCCTAGTGAATTTTTTAACATCATTAAACTCGACTCTTCAAACTCTTATGAAAACTTCTTAATTCGTGTCACAAGTTCGGATAACAGTGAAATTCAATTCAGCGAAGTTGTAATTTTAAATGATGGAACTAATAGTTATCTTGTAGAAAAGGGTAGCATTGTAAATGTGGGAGTTGATACAACTTTACACTCATTGAATGAGCAGTATGGTGAATTTTCTGTAGTAGTTGATGATCTTGGTGATAGTTATCTTAGGTTTATTCCTGTAGATCCATATGATACAGATTATGATTTAAAACTTGTAAGAAATACCTTTACTTCGTCCTCTGTCGGCGTCGGAACAACATCAGTTGGTTTCTCAAACTTGGTAAGTTCTACAGGAATAGCGACCTCTGGAATAACAACAAACATAGCCTCATTTAGCACTGCAGATTTTGAGTCTCTATATGCAAATGTTCAAGTAGTTAATTCCGCAACAAATGATATGAATTTTGTTGAGGTATATGTTTCTGCGGCAGGAACAGATACTTATATTTCGGAATACTATTTTGATTCAGATCAAAATCTGAACTTCTCAAATAATTTTATAGGATCATTTGGAGCAAATATTTCTTCTGGAGTTCTAACATTAGATTACACCAATACTTCTTCAGATGATAATTTACTGAGAGCAAAAATTGTTGGTTTTGGAACAACATCTACTGGTGTTGGAATTCCTTATAGATTTAAATTGGATAGACAACCAACAGGATCTGAAAGAACAGTCATCTATCAATCCGATTTTACTGTCGGTGTTGGAACAACTTCAATAGTTTCTGTAGATAAAACCTTATTCAATTCTATAAAATCACTAGTAGAAGTGAGCATTGGATCTACAAAAGCAGTTCATCAAGTAATGATGATACAAGATGATAATGATGTTTACGTACAACAATCAGCTCTTCTTAGTGTTAGTTCAAATTCCACATTTGATGATGTATTGGGAATAGGTACTTTTGGTGGAAATAATAGTGGATCAAACCTAGAACTCAACTTCTACCCAGATTCGGAGTTTTCTGCGGAAAATATTGTAATATCCGCATTTAGTCAGTGTTTTTATAATGATTTAGATACAGAAAATACACCACCAACTCTTAATTATGGAAATATTCAGGAATCTGTAGATCTCAAGTTTTACAACGCTATAAATGGTGACAGAATTAATAGATCTAATTTTAATTTAACATCTGGTGGAACTCAAATATTTGTAAAATCATTCGATCCACAGGATACTTCAGTATTAAACTCCTCTACAGGAACTTTTACAGTACAAAATCACTTCTTTAAAAATGGTGAAGAGTTAATTTACACTCCAAAATCATCAATAATTGGAATTGCAACAACTGCAATGACCTATACTGATGGCAGTGTTACAGATCTACTTCCCTCTACAGTTTTTGCAATTGTAAATAACCTAAATGCTGATGTTTTCCAAATATCAACAGTAAGAAGTGGAACAGCAGTAACATTCACTGATCTTGGCGGTGGAAATAATCACCAATTTGAAATGTCTAAAAAGAATGAGAAATCCATTATCGTCATTGACAACTTAATTCAACATCCATTAATTTTTACAAACATTTCTCACACTTTATCTGAATCTATTGAAACATCTACCACTACTTTTAGTTTGAGTGGAATATCCTCCATTAATCCACTCGATATTCTTAAAATAGATGATGAATTTGTCAGAGTCAATAATGTTGGTTTGGGGACAACAAGTGTAGGTCCAATCACTAATTCCGGATCGTTTAATTTGGTAGAAACTGATAGAGGATTTGTCGGAACGTCATCAACATCACACACATCTTCAACACAAGTCGATATTTATAGAGGATCTTTTAATATTGTAGAAAATGAAATACATTTCACAGAATCTCCTAGAGGAAATCCTCAAATTACAAAAACAGAGTCTAATTTAGATTTTGATACGTCAACTTTTAGTGGGCGTGTATTCCTGAGATCTGATTATACCACCAATAAAATATATGATGACTTGTCCGAACAGTTTAACGGCATCGGAAGAACTTTCACATTACAAGTTGGTGGTGCAAATACAACTGGAATTGGATCTATTGGGGGTAGTGGAATTGTTCTCATAAATGGAATATTCCAACAACCAACCACAACAAATAATCCAAGTGGCAATTATAAGATATTAGAAAATACTGTTGTTGGTGTTAGCACCATAGAATTTTCTGGTATTACAAAACCAGAAACAGATCCTCTGGAGTATGTTATTTCAGATTATGATGTTAATCAAAATGAGACTCCAAGAGGTGGAATTATTGTTTCACTAGGATCAACACCAGGTCTTGGTTTTGCACCACTTGTAGGTGCTTCTGTAACTGCCATAGTGGGTGCAGGAGGATCTATTTCTGGAATAACAACTGCACTTCCTGGAGGTTCTTATGGTTCTGGTTATAATGGATTAACATCTATTGGAGTAACTGTTTATGATCCAACGCAAGATGCTGGTGGTGATCCAGCAATAATAACGGCAACTGTTGGAGCAGGAGGAACCCTTTCATTCTCAATTGTTGGATCTGGTGGAACTGGATATAATAATCCCAAAGTACATGTTTCTGAACCAACTTATGAAAATCTTTCTGTTATTGGTGTTTCTAGACTTGGTATTGGCAATACAACTCAGACGGGTATTGGTCTTTCTGTAAGTTTGAAAGTTGGTTCAGTTGGTATAGCATCAACATATTTTGGAGTGACTGAATTTGATATAACCCGAAATGGTTATTCCTTTAGAAGAGGTGATGTTTTTAAACCTGTCGGACTTGTTACAGACTCTACACTTTCCTCACCAATTTCAGAATTTGAACTAACCGTTATTGAAACTTATTCTGATAAATTTGCGGCATGGGAATTTGGTGAACTAGATTTTATAGATTCTATTTCCGATTACCAAGATGGTGTAAGAACAACATTCCCACTATTTTATAACGGGGAACTTCTAAGTTTTGAGAAAGATCTTGATTCCAGAATAAGTCTGATAAACTGCTTATTAATCTTTATAAACGGAGTACTCCAAGAACCAGGTATTTCTTATGAATTTGATGGTGGAACATCGTTTAAATTTACAACCGCACCAAAAGTAGAAGATAAAATCTCAATTTATTTTTACAAAGGCACAAATTCTGATGTCCAACTTATAACTGGAGTCTCAGAAACTCTGAAAAAAGGTGACATTGTTCAGGTTCTTAAGAGTAATGATTATCCAGGAATATTGGCTCAAGACAAGAGAACAATATATGATTTATCATTCTCCGATAAATTTGAAACGAATTTGTATTCTGGTCCTGGAATTAGCGCAGAGTATAGACCACTCAGTTGGACTAAACAAAAGGTTGACAAAAAGATTAATGGAGAATTAGTATCAAAATCTAGAGACTCAATTGAATCTCTTGTATTCCCAACAGCAAATATAATAAGTGGTCTGTCCACAAGTGATACTCAGGTATTCGTAGATACTGTTGAATTGTTTAGATATGAGAATCCAGATTTGTCATCATTCGATTGTTTGATTGTTAATGGAATATCAACCAGTGCTAATGGATCTGTAGAATTAGTATCTAACTTTACAACAATACAAGGTGATTCTGGATCTATAGTTGGAATAGCATCAACTACCACACCAAATTTGGCAATAGAATTTACTCTAGATTCTTTAGTTTCTTCCAATTTACAAGTTGGATATCCTATTTACATATTTGATACTTTAGTTGGAAATGGCGTAACTTCTATTATAAGTTCAGATAGTGAAGTCATTGGAATAGGAACTACTTATTTGGATAATGTTTATCATGTTGAGGCAATAAACAACTCAACTGGAATTATTACTTGTCGTGTTCATTCCGCTTCATCTCTCTTAGGAATTAATACAACTGGAACTTCTAGTTATCCAGTTGGTAGATATTCATGGGGTAGATTGTCAAATACATCTGGTTTGGTTAGATCTTCTAATCCAATATCTATTGGTGTAACTGGAGGATTAGTTTCGGGTTTATCAACATATCCAACTATTCAGAGGAGGAATGTTGGTATAAGGTCTACTGGCGCTCTACCTAAACTGTTATAAATATCTAAAAAACTATGTTAATATGGCTGCTGTCGTAACAGATCAATTTAGAATATTGAATGCGAATAATTTTGTAGATTCAGTTTTAGATGATAATAATTCATACTATGTGTTTTTAGGTCTTCCAAATTCAAGTGTCACTGGATTTGGAAGAACCTCTGATTGGAATACTTCGTCTAGTGGACCACCAAGTCCTACAGATAATTTGCAATATTTGTCTCATTACAAAGATACTGGATTGTTTGGTAAGAGAGTCACGAGTGCAAACATTAGAAGAGTTATAAGAAAAGTTCAATGGACAACCAACACTGCCTATGACATGTATAGGCATGATTATAGTGTATCAAATCCAACACCAAATTCCCAAACAAGTAGGTTATACGACTCAAATTATTATGTAATTAATAGTGACTATAAGGTGTATATCTGTATTGATAATGGATCGTCGGGTACAAATATTACTGGAAGCAGATCAAAATTTGAACCAACATCTACAGATCTGCAACCATTTTCTGCAGGTTCTGATGGATACTTGTGGAAGTATTTGTTCTCAATCTCCCCAAGCGACGTTATAAAGTTTGACTCTACCGAATATATTGTAGTTCCAAACGATTGGGCAACTACATCAGACTCACAAATTCAGTCAGTTAGAGAGGCTGGGGATTCAGACACTAATAATAATCAAATTAAGAAAGTTTATATTAAGAGTGGTGGAACAGGTTATTCTAATGGAACATACGATATTCTAGGAGATGGATCTGGTGCTAAGGTTTCTGTAACTGTTGATAGTAATGGTACAATTACATCAACAAACATAACCTCTGGTGGAAGTGGATATACTTTTGGTATAGTTGATTTAAAACGAACTGGAACAATATCTAGTGCAGCAAACTTAATACCAATCATACCACCATCAAAAGGTCATGGATATGATATCTACACCGAACTTGGAACGGATAGGGTCTTAGTTTACTCTAGATTTGATAGTTCAACTAAAGATTTTCCAGTTGATACTAAATTTTCACAAGTTGGGATTGTGAAAAATCCAAAAGAATATGCAGGTGTTTCTACATTTACTGGATCAACTTATTCTGGTCTATATGCACTAAAATTAGACGCCTCTTATACAGGAACACCTACTGTCGGAGAAACAGTTTCCCAAACTCAATCAGCGTCAGAGATTGCAAAAGGATACGTTGCTTCATATGACAGCACCACTAAAGTTTTAAAGTATTTTAAAGATAGATCACTTTTCCTTACAAATGGTGTAAGTCAAGAAGATAGAACAACTATTGGTGTAAATTCTAAAATTATAGAATTTAATAATACTGATAGCATTTCCTTCACATCAGCAACTAGTACCACAGTTTCTGCTGGATTTACTGGAAGTTCTGAAAATGGAGTTAATCTCGGTGTAACCTTTACGGGTGGACTTGCAAATCCAGAGATAAATAAAAAGACGGGTGATATTATCTACATCGATAATAGACCTGAAGTTGAAAGAAATCTTAGGCAAAAAGAAGACGTTAAAATCATTCTGGAATTCTAAAAAAGATGGCACAAAAAACAGACTTAAATATCAACCCTTATTTTGATGATTTTGATTCGGGTAAAAACTTTTATAAAGTCTTATTTAAGCCAGGATATCCAGTTCAGGCACGAGAACTGACTACTTTACAATCAATACTTCAGAACCAAATTGAATCTTTTGGAAGTTATACTTTTAAGGAAGGCACAGTTGTAATTCCGGGAAATGTTGCATATGATGGTCAGTTTTATGCCGTAAAATTAAATTCCACCACATTTGGTGTTGACATATCATTATACATCAATGAGTTTATAGGTAAAAAAATAACAGGTCAAAATTCAGGAACTACTGCAACTATCCAATATGTTGCTCTACCTGATGGTGACTCAGTTGAAGAAGTTACAATTTATGTAAAATACGTAGATTCTAATAATAATTTTGTTTTTGATCAATTTGAAGATGGAGAGTCTTTATACGCGGACGAAAATGTAGTTTATGGAAATACTAATATCAGTGCCGGAACTCCTTTTGCATCTTTAATCAATAACAATGCAACTTCTATTGGATCAGCAGCGTCCATAGGAGAAGGAGTTTATTTCATTAGAGGATTCTTTGCAAATGTTTCAAAACAAACAGTAATATTAGACTATTATACAAATACCCCATCATATAGAGTTGGTTTATCTGTACAAGAATTGTTAATTGGTGCAAAGGATGATTCTTCCTTATATGATAATGCTAAGGGATTTACCAATTTTGCAGCACCTGGAGCAGACAGACTTCAATTAAATTTAACATTAACAAAAAAATTAATCACAGATACTAACGATACAGACTTTATAGAACTTCTTAGAATAGAAGATGGAAGAATAAAAAAAATTGAGAATAAAACTCAACTCAATAGACTTGGCGATTATATTGCGGAAAGAACATATGAAGAATCTGGTCACTATGCATTAGATAATTTTAAAGTTGCATTGCATAATTCCCTCAACGATAAATTGGGAAATGATGGATTATTTTTTGAAACTCAATCAACAGAACAATTAAACACACCATCAGATGATTTAATGTGTGTAAAAGTTTCTCCAGGAGAAGCTTATGTTGGTGGTTATAATGTAGAAAAAGTTTCTACTACTATTATAGATGTAGAAAAACCGAGAGATACTGCAACCGTATCAACTGCAAATATTCCCTTTGAGATGGGAAATCTTTTGAGAGTTAATAATGTATCTGGCGCACCAAAACAAAAAGAATCTATTGACTTATTCAATCAATTTGCGGGCGGAGGAACACAAATTGGTGATGCAAGAGTCTATACATTTAATTTAACAGGATCTTCCTATCAAGACGAATCAACAAATTGGGATTTGTATCTATACGACATTCAAACATATACATCTTTAACATTAAATACACCGGTAATACCTTTAGGATTAATAACGTCATCATACATTAAAGGTAAGAGTAGTGGAGCTAGTGGTTATGCAGTTTCTTCTGGATCTGGCAGCACTGTAAACATTAGACAAACTTCTGGGACTTTTTCTGTTGGGGAACAACTTACCATCAATGGTATTGATGTCTCTGCCACAGTTTCATCAGTTATAGTATACGGAACAAGAGATATTAAATCAGTTTCTCAATCTGGTGTATCTGGTTTCCCAACATTTACAGCAGATTCTCTCTTAGATTCTATAAGTTTACCAAATGGTGTTGTTGCTGGAACTATCAGTGGTGGAAATACATTAGTAAGTCCAGGTAAAGTTTTTACTGGTGTTAAAGTTGGCGACATTATTAGATATCAAACATCATCTGGAGATGAAACATTTAATAGAGTAACTGCAAATAATACCACGTCTCTCACATTAGCGTCTTCTACGACTGTTTCTGGCGTTCATGCAGGATCTGTTTCTAATGGAACATATTCCTCAATCAAACTCGGAATACCAGTTTTAAGAAATCAAGAAAGAGCATATTTGTATGCAGAACTTCCAGATTCCAACATTGAGTCTGTTAATCTTTCAGGTTCTACTTTAAAAATATCCGAACAAATTACAGGAGAAACCACAGATTCTTCTGGCGTATTAACTTTTAATCTTTCGTCTATTAGTGGTATCACTAGTGCATTCTTTGATCCATTTGATGAAGAAAGATATTCTGTTCACTATACAGGTGGTGGAATTGGCACTGTAACATCAGATGCTTTTTCAATAAGTTCAAATACCGTAACTATTAATGGATTGACACCATCACAATCAAGCATTGTTGTTAATACGTCTCTGACAAAAAATGGTATTCAAAGTAAAATTAAAGATTACACGAGAAGTGCTGCTCTAGATGTAATATATTCAAAATATCCACAGTCTGGCGTAGGTGTTAATACTTCTGTCAATGATGGATTAACATATAATGCAAATTATGGTTTACGAGTTCAAGATGAAGAAATTTCATTAAATTGGCCAGACGTAGTAAAAGTTCTTGCTATTCTTGAGTCTTTAGATGAAAATTCTCCAACCTTAGATCAAATTCAATTTTTCGACACATCTGTTGTAAGTAATGCTATTATCGGAGAAAATATCATCAGTTCTTCTAGTAATGCAGTTGCAAGAGTTGTTGCTAAACCATCTGCACTTGTTTTATCTGTAGTTTATTTAAATCAAGATAGATTTATTTCTGGGGAATCAGTTACATTAGAGGAATCAAATAATACGGTACAAATTCAGTCGTTAACTAAGGGATCATATAAAGATATAACATCTTCCTTTATTTTAGATAAGGGTCAAAAAGAACAATATTATGATTACTCTAGATTAATTAGAAGTTCTTCCACACCAACACCATCAAGAAGATTAAAAATTATATTTGATCATTATACAATACCTGCATCAGACAATGGAGATGTTTATACTGTATTGAGTTATGGTGATGACAGATTTGCGGAGGATATCCCCGAAATAGGACCAAGAAGAGTAAGAGCTTCGGATACCCTCGATTTTAGACCAAGAGTATCTCAATTTACTGTAACTAATAAATCGCCATTTGACTTCGACTCAAGAAGTTTTGGTACGCTACCAAAACTCATATTAAAACCAAAAGAGACCTCTCTGATTGGATATAATTATTATTTACCTAGAATTGATAAGGTTTATTTGGACACCTTTGGCAATTTTATTGTTCAAAAGGGAATTTCTGGCATAAATCCAAAAGCTCCATCAAATAATAATCCCAATGGATTAATGGAACTGGGAACTATTACACTTCCAGCATATCTTTATGATCCCAATGACGCCAATATATCACTCGTTGATAATAGAAGATATACAATGAGAGATATTGGTAAACTTGAAGATAGAATTGAAAATTTGGAAAGAGTTACTTCACTTTCTCTCTTGGAAGTTAATACCCAAACACTTCAGGTCCAAGATTCGCAAGGAAATAACAGATTTAAAACTGGATTCTTTGTAGATGACTTTAAAAATAATTCTCTTATTAATCTGGATGTTTCCTCAATACAAGTCAACACTGATTCGCAAGAATTAACAACAATTGTAAGTAGTAATACTCTTAAAGGACAAATTGCACCATCTACAGATATCACGGATGAAAATTTAGACCTTTCAACTAACTTTAGTTTGTTAGATTCTAATGTCCAAAAAACTGGAAATGCTATTACACTCAAGTACAATAGTGTTGGATGGATTGAACAACCCCTCGCAACTAAAGTAGAAAATGTTAATCCATTCCATGTAGTTTCTTACAATGGATTTGTTAAGTTGTCTCCATCTAGTGATAGTTGGGTGAGAACTATAAGAATTCCTGGGACCAATTCTTCTATTACAAGAAACGTTCCAGATCCAAATCGTCAGGGATCAACTGCCACAACAGTTACGTCAAATGATGTCTTAATTTCTTCTGGTAACGAACAATATATGCGTTCCAGAAATACTCAATTTTCTGCAAATAATTTAAAACCATTAACTAAATTCTATCAATTCTTTGATGGAAATGGGAGTGTGGATTTTATACCAAAACTTCTTGAAATTTCCAATGATTCCACATTAGTAAACTATGGATCTGTCGGATCTTTTGAGGTTGGAGAAACTGTAATTGGTTACAGTGATGGAAATGAATTGATCAGATTTAGATTGTGTTCTGGAAATCATAAAGAGGGTTCTTTTAACTCACCATCAAAGACTTTCAATATAAACCCATATGTAAAAGCAGAAAATCTTTCTGCAGCATATAGTCAGTCTTCCAAAGTCTTAAATATTGACACATTTGCACTTTCCGAAGAAGCACAGGGTAAGTATTATGGATATGTCAAAGCAGGAACAAAATTAGTTGGACAAACTAGTGGGGCAATTGCATATGTTAAGGATCTTCGTCTTATTAGTGATAATTATGGCGATCTTTTAGGTTCTTTCTTCTTAAGAAATCCACACACAGTTCCATCTCCTGCTGTTAGAATTACAACGGGAACAAAAACTTACAAATTAACCAATAGTTCAACTAATGCTGCTCCCATTCCTGGAAGCCAATTACAATCAACTGCAGAAACATCATATAAATCTGAAGGTAGATTTGAGGTTCGTCAACGTCAAACTACCACAGTAACTTCTAACTTCTATGATCCACTTGCACAATCATTTAGTGTCGGTGGAACAATTGATGCACCAGATTTAAATGGACAAAATAGTGATGCTAATGGAGCATTTTTGACTGCTGTAGATCTATTCTTTGCTAACAAACCATCTGGAAATGATCCTGTAAGAATTGAAGTTAGAACGGTCGAGTTAGGAACTCCAACTAGAACAATCATTGGAAATCCAGTTACTCTAACACCACCTGAAGTAAACATTTCATCAAACGGTACAACTGCAACAACAGTAACATTTGATTATCCAATTTTCTTAGCACCTGGACAAGAATATGCGATTGTTGCTGTTGCAGAAACCACTGATGAATATGAATTGTGGATAGCAGAGATGGGAGAAAGAACTGTAAATACACAATCTCTCCCAGATGCAGAAGCAGTCATATATTCCAAACAGTTTGCCCTTGGAAGTTTGTTTAAATCTCAAAATGGGTCTATTTGGACTGCTAATCAGTATCAAGATCTTAAATTTAAATTATATAAGGCAAGTTTTACATCAACTACTGGAACAGCGTTCTTCTATAATCCAACTTTGGATGAAAGTAATGGGTATGTTGAAACATTAAATAATAGTCCCATTACAACTTTACCAAAAACATTAACTCTTGGAATCACAACGGTCACTGATGCTGGAATTATTGGAATTTTAACAACTGGTAGGAAAATTTCTGGTTCGAATGGATTTGGATATGGATATGTTGTAGGATCTGGAAGTGCAGTTTCTAATGTTGCAATAACTGATGGTGGATCAAACTATCCAACAGGAACTTTTGCAAACTTAGAAACCACAAATATAGTTGGTAGTGGATCTGGTCTCAGATTAAGCATCACTGCTTCTGGTGGTGTCGTTACTGGTGTTGCAGCAACAACTGCAACAGGAAATGGATATCAAGTTGGTGATGTTGTTGGAATTGTTACAACTCTTGGAAGAGATGTAAGATTTACTATTGAGTCTATCAGTGGATTAGATACACTTTATCTCTCCAATGTACAAGGTGAAAAAGGAGCATCTAAGTCATTCCAAGTTGGTGCAGCAGTTAGTTACTACAATGATGCAGGAACTATTGTATCTCTTGCAACAACTACAATTACTGATAGGACATCAGAAGGTGCAAATCTGAACTCTGGAAATTATCTGAGAGTAAGTCATTTTGATCATGGAATGTATTCTTCCACGAACAAGGTTGTTCTTTCTGGAATTGAACCAAATGTCCCATCCACAACACTATCTTCATCTCTCAATATAGATGAGACAGCAACTATTAGTGTTGCAAGTACATCAAACTTTGCCACATTTGAGGGTCAAACTGTTTCAGGTTCTTATCTTGGATATGTCAAAATTGGAGATGAAATAATCTCATATAATGATGTTGGAAGTGGAACATTATCGATAAGTTCAAGATCTGTAGAAGGAAAAGTTCAACCACATGAATCTGGATCTTTAGTTACAAAGTATGAACTTAATGGTGTATCTCTCAGAAGAATTAATGGAGTTACTCATGACATAAGTTCTTTGGGTAATGACATTGATCAATATCATATTGCGATTGACATGTCTACTAATGGATCTGACAGATCAAATGATGGAGATACATCTGGAACTCCTCAACTTTCATTTAATTCCGAAGCATCTCTTGGAGGAGCAAATTGTAAAGCAACTGAAAATATTCAATTCAATGAAATTGTTCCAAATTATGATATTTTGACTCCAGGTTCCTCAACTTCTGTAACTGCATCCGTAAGAACGACTACAGGAACAAGTGTAGATGGAAATGAATCATCTTTTGTTGACAATGGATTTGAAAATGTTGAGATAAATGAAGTAAATAGATTGAGTTCTGTTAGACTTGTAGCATCAAACATTAATGAAACAACGAGACTTACAAATCTACCTAGAAATAAGTCTTTCACTACAGGAATAACATTAAACACATCAGATACTAATTTATCACCGATAATCTACACTGATACTGCACTGACTGAATTTAGACTGAATAGATTAAATAATCCTATTTCGGACTATACGACAGATAATAGAGTAAATTCACTACTATTCGATCCACATTCAGCAGTTTACGTTTCTAATACTGTAAATCTTACACAAGCTTCAACTTCTTTAAAAGTGATACTTGCAGCATACAGACATGAATCTGCTGATTTTAGAGTTCTTTATAGTTTAATTAGAGCAGACTCTAGTGAAGTTACCCAAGAATTTGAGTTGTTCCCTGGATATGATAACTTAACTGTTGGTGCTGATGGAGCACTTTCTCCAGTTGATTCTGCTAAAAATAGTGGAAGACCTGATACCTTTGTTCCTGCAAGTTTGGAAAATCAATATCTTGAGTATGAATTTACTGCTAATGACTTAGATCTGTTTACTGGTTATACAATTAAAATTGTACTGTCTGGAACTGATCAGGCACATGCTCCAAGAATCAAAGATTTGAGGACAATCGCTCTGGTATGATAAGAGTTGACGGACATAAAAATCTCTACAGGGATGAAAAAAGTGGTGCCATAGTAAACTGTGACACCACTTCATATAATCAATATGTAAATTCTCTACAACATAAAGAGATGCAAAGACAGGAATTGGATAGAATGAAAAATGATATCGATGAGATAAAATCACTACTAAAGGAATTGCTAAATAAGAAATAATTTAATGGACGTGCTGCAAATATAAATATCTGTAGGAATACTTTTAAATCTAATAATGGCAGTTTATGTATCTAACATTGTAATTGAACAGGGATTTGACTTTGACACGTCTTTCCAGCTGGAAGATACTAGAACAAATTCTCCATTGGATTTAACTGGCACTACTACTTCAGGGCAACTAAGAAAACATTATGGATCTACATCTAAAGTATCTTTTGCATCTACAGTGAGTAATGCTGAAGGTGGTGTCATTACAATTTCATTGACTGGTACTCAAACACTTGATTTAAAACCGGGGCGATATGTTTATGATGTGAAGATATTAAATTCTGGTAGAGAGTATAAAGCCGTTGAAGGGTCAGCACTAGTACGCGGGGGAGTCACCAGGTAATGCCTAATATTAACGACAGGATTGGGTCACAGAACGTAATTAGGGTATTATCTAACGCTTCTGCACCCCCAACACGAATAGTCAACTTAAATGACATAGACACCACCCTAAAGACAAAGGACGGGGTGCTTCTTGTTTGGAACCTCTCGGATGAGAAGTTCTATATGACGGATACGATTGATTCGTCTTCGTTAATTGCCACAGGAATAGTTACATTTTCTAATACCACACAATCTACGTCAACCACAACTGGAGGAGTAATTTTTAGTGGTGGTGTTGGTATTGCAAAGGATTTAAACGTAGGTGGTAACGCAAAGGTAGTAGGTGTCGTAACATTTGGAACTGGAACCATTGTTGTAAATGGTGATAGTAACATCATAACCGTAGGAACTGGTGTAACTATAAGTTCTTCGGAAGGAATAACGGCACCATCTCTCAATATTCTTGGACCACTAACAGCACAGTCACTGAATATTAGTGGAGTATCAACACTCGCTTCTGCTGGAGGAATCACAACCACTGGCGGAAATCTTTTTGTAAACAATGATTTAACTGTTGGTCAAAACTTAAAGGTTGATGGTACATCTGAATTTATTGGTATTGTAACCTTTAGGGGAGGAACTATAAATCTTGGTGATGCTGTTAGTGATGACATTAACATTGGTGGTGAATTTATATCAGATCTGAATCCAAGTGATGATGCAAGTTATGATCTTGGTATTACAACACAAAGATGGAGAAATGCACGATTCTCCGGTCTTGTAACAACAACGGATTTATTCGTATCTGGTGTATCTACCTTTATTGGTGATACAAATATTGATGGTAATGTTGATGTTGATGGAAACTTAGTAATTGATGACCTTCTGGTCTCTGGAATCTCAACATTTTCCTCGGATATTGACATCAATGCTTCTATTGATGTTGATGGTTTATCAGAACTTGATGAACTGAATGTTTCTGGTCTATCAACTTTTGCATCGGACGTAGATGTAAACGCATCGGTAGATATTTCCTCTAACCTAATTGTAGATGGATTATCAGATTTAGATGAACTAAATGTTGCAGGTCTTTCTACATTCGCTTCCAATTTAGACATTAATGCTTCTGTAGATATAAGTAGCAATTTAGTTGTTAATGGCAATCTGCAGACAGTTGGAGTAACAACACTTGCTTCTTCTGGTGGTATTACTACAACTGGTGGAAATCTTTTTGTAAACAATGATTTAACTGTTGGTCAAAACTTAAAGGTTGACGGCACATCTGAATTTATTGGTATTGTCACATTTAGAGGTGGAACGATCAATCTTGGTGATCAAGACACTGATGATATTAATATTGGTGGCGAATTTGTATCAGATCTGAACCCAAGTGATGATGCAAGTTACGATTTGGGTATTGTCGGCAAACGCTGGAAGGATGCAAGATTTTCTGGTCTGGTAACCTCAACAAATT